ATGAGGAACCAGTAACTAATCAAACGAGAGTTGTCAAACGTTTCGGGCACAACTTCACGACCTTCACGGATACAACGATTCAAATCAATCTTAAGTTTTTCTGCTTCAAGTGGATCAGCAAATGTTACCAACTGGGCCATTTGACGAGCAAAACCAACAATCTCCTCAAAATCTTCATCGATCTGCCATGCACTAGGTTTCACGAACTTACAAGACTCAGTATCATCGAAGTCGAAAGAATCTTCGATGACATAAGCATCTTTCAATTCACCATCAGTTGCATAGAAAGTATGAGGAGCGATGATGATATTTTGTTCGATTATTTCATCAAAGATGTAAGTAATCGTATTGGGGCAAAAAGTATCATCATCACCAAACCCAATAAAATCACCTTGAACAATCCCGTCGAAACTAGGAAGGCAATCAAAACAGTGGTGTAATATATCAGCAACAACCCCAGAATGGTTCCGATCAATATCATCATGCGTTTCATTTATCTTGATGATTTTTTTGTTGAATACAGATTTTGTGCCGACAAAAAAGTTCTTTGTCTGAGGATTTGTGCCCCAAACGATAGCAGGAGCACCGTCAATCTTCACGGAAAGTTCACTCTCAGCGAGGAACCAATCAAGGACAGAAAGATCACCCGAAAGGATAGAATCTTCGGGGTGTTGTAGATGTGTGTTCTTCATGTGGCCAATATAGGGCTAGATGGGGCAGAAATCAAGCGGGTGTGTGCAGGTTGTTCAACTGTCCCACATGTCGTCAAGTTGTTGCAATACTTGATCTTTACTAATACCTGTGGTCTTTGCGATATATTTTGCAGACAGAATCATGCCTGCAATATCATCACCAAGCATCCCCATCGCACGGTTGCAATTATCACACAACCACCCACGATGTTGTAGAGTTTCGTGACAGTGATCGAAGACTAGCTTTGCCTTTGTTGGATCATTCTTTTTAGCACCAGGATCGCGTCCACAACGATCACAACAAGCACCAACATTTGGCACTGGTGGTTTACCTGCAAGTTTGTAAGCTTCGTTCTTACCTTTTCCTGCTTCTCTTGTGCATTTCTTACACTCAGGACGGAAATACTTGTCTCCACCAGTATTGGTGGATTGATTGCGACCGAAAAATTCTTCAGTCAGCGGATGCACAGCACCACACTTAGAACATTTGCGGGTTTCGACAGCAATCATGGTGAAATCCTTTGACACTGTTAATATACACGGAATTGACTCCCATGGGGAGAATGGTGGACAGTTTGACCAACTGTCTACCGACGAATCTCACTAATAGCGGGTTGACCTTGATTGAACACGACATCAACAACTGCCTGAACTTTGCGGGCAGTGCTAATACCAACCGTGTCATATGTAGGGATGCAAACAAGACCGAAAGTTTTTTCAGTGCCACCCAAACGAATCACACGGCCAATAGATTGACTGATGCCAATATAGTCCATGTTACGCATGAAGATAACTGCTTCAAGTCCACTGACGTTGATACCTTCGGACAGAATAGAGTGGTGGATGACTACAAACTTCTTGGTGTCATCTTTGCCCCAAGTGTTCAACGTATTGAAGAACTCTTCGCGGTCAACTTTCTTGCCGTCGATGATTGCACCAGTCTTCGATGTGATCGTCATCCAAGAATATCCACGCTGATACAACTCAGAGCAGAAGTCAGACTGAGAAATAAGACCCATGATTTGCTTGGTTGTGCGAGCACAGATCAGAGTCTTGTCGATGTTGTTGTCATCGATAGTTTCCAGCAAATTGTCAGCATCCTCTGCATACATGACCTTGCGACCTTTAATCAAAGGCAGTTGCTTCACTACAACTTTGGGAGGAAGAATATATCCACCATCAACTAGCTCAGGAGCAGGAACATTTACGAGAACCTGACCATAAACATCACCCCAATTCATGCCTGGTTTACTCACAGTCAGAGAATGTTTGGGAGTTGCAGTGTAGAAGTAACAACGCTCTGAGACCCCGCTAAAATGCTCTGTAGCAGCGAAGAAATTGCGTTGGACACTATTATGTGCCTCGTCAAAGTAAATAGTATTCACCTCAATATCCGCCTCTACGATACGATGCAGAGAATGATATGTGGTAAAGATGATGCAATTCTCACCCATGTTACGGGCACAGTTTGCATACACGTTAATCTTTTCGGGATTCGTGGTGCTGGTGTAGTGAGTTTCACCACTGTGAACGTGCATCACATGCAGATAAGGATCGCTGTTGTTAGGATCAATCACCTCCATAAATTCGCTGCACAGTTGTTCAGCAAGAAGAATACGGGGAGCTACAACAACTGTTGTGGTGCCGTTGTTAATAACATCATGACGACGCTTAGTGTCAACAATCATCGTCAGAGTTTTGCCACCACCAGTGGGAACAATCACCTGACCTTTGTTGTATGCAAGCATACGATCTAAGATGCGTTCCTGATGCGGACGAAGGGTGATGGTCATTCGTATTTGTTTGATGAATATAATATAAAACCCCCTGACCCGAAAGTCAAGGGGTTGTGGACGGTTCAAGAATTGGATCCGTCAGAGATTTCTGTATCCATATAAATGATTCTCACTCTCCTATAAACTTCTACATCAGTTTTTTTACCCTTATCATTCAAAATAGGAACTTTTCCCATAGATTTGAAAAGTTTTTCTACATGTTGATTTGTCAAAGGCCAAAAATCACTGACCCATGCTTTTTCATGTGCTACGGTTGGATGAGTGATAAGAATATCGATATATGGTTTTTGTTCATTAAGATCAGTATTGAACAAGTGTTCCATCAAATTTGGCCAAAACTTGTTAGTCATGCCAGAAGACATCGAAAAACAAATAGTATTTCTGTCTTTTCGGTCTGATACTTTTTGTTCTAATTTATCTTTGTATGCTTTTACTCCCCAGTCAATCCACTTCCGTCCTTGTTGTTTTAGAACTCGATCTTTTTTGAGTTGTAAGGCTGCCTTAATAACTGCCTTTTTTCTTTTGGTTGTATCAAACCCAAGAATTTTCAAGTATTCAAAATTATCTTGATAGTCATCAACTTTAATTCCACATTCTAATTCTCTTTCTAGGAGTGCTTTTGCACCATCCTGGATGTCTGTGTACTTATTGATAATTCCATCATTATTTCTATTCAGAATACGTCCAATATGTTTTTTCTCAGCAAGAGTGAAGTCATGATCTTCATCTTTTATACTTACAGTTCTGAGAGTCTTAGCATGTTTTGCTTTTTCTGCACCTGAAATAGTATGATTTCCATCACCAACTTTTCTATGACTTCCCTCACCCCAGAGAAGAATTAGGCTACATTTTGAAGTATCTCCACCTGCTTCTTTAATCAGGTCGGCAATTTCTGTGATATGTTTTGAATCATCAGTAAACCTAACTTGAAGTCTCTCAAGTTTTACAAGTTCTGAGATCAATTCATTTTGTTCTTCAAATTCACCTGCCTTGAATTTGCGGACAAATTCTTCACATTTATCATAACGAATTTCTTTGTAAGCAGGGATTCCGTTTGACTTGTTGTAGTAATCTGGATTGCTTTTTGCGTTGACTTCAGTCAACAGTTCATGTTCTTTGTTTTGCATTTGTTTGGGAGTGCCAACAGCAATAATTTCATAATCAAAAGTAGGTTCAGTTTTATTAAATGCTAAACCAAACTCTTCGCACGTTGAACTGTGCCAGTAGTTATCACCCTCTTTAGAAACATGAAAACCAATATACATTTTACCATTAAAAATGTTCGTAAAGACATACACAAAAGAAACATTAAAGTTTCCTTTGAGCATGTCTCTATTGCAGTTTCTAATTGAGGAGGGTAATATCATTCTTGTTCTGTTTCTGTATCTGTATCTTCTACTTTTTTAACAACTTTAGGGCCAACTTGCACTCGATTGGTCTCATAAAACCACCGAACACGTTCGCGACGGGCTTGCATCAGCATATCATATTGATCCTGCTGATCTTTAGTGAAGGTAAAATTCTGCTGCCTCCAAGTATCACGAAGTTCTTGAAGATGCGGCAAGACGTTGACAGTGGAGGTGTTCATCAGACAGTGTATTTAGTTTGAGCAAATTCGTCGCAGGTGATGAAATACTCATCACCATTTTCTCTCTTTTCAAGTTCCTCACAATCAGCAATCAAGTTCAAAAGTGTTTGCTTGTCTTGCTCGAACTGTTCAAGGGTGTAACTCATGTCACTCATTTGTTTGACTCTGTTAATATACACGGAATTGGTGGTCTGTGTCAAGTTAGTGGACAGTAATCGTAGTGTCCATCGCTCCTAAGTTTTTCTTTACATGCTCTTCCCAAAATACAGCGTCTTCAATCTTCATGAAAGTTGCTGTATGTTTGGCATAGCCTTTCTTCTTTGGTTTGAGATAGTTCACTCGGTACATCATTCCAGTGTCTAATCACTCCAGATACAATAAAAGCGTTAGTGACCATGTAACTAACAAATATACAGGTGCGAATGAGAGCAACCCAATCATCATAATTCTTTGTTCTTGTGTCACTGAAACTCCCTAACGTATATTTCCATGTCGTCCAGATTTGACGCATTTGAGTATCTCCTACTGTTCACATAAACAAGTTCATCATATTGAAAGCTTTGAACCACAACTAAGCAGTGATGTTTCTTGTGTAATGGCACTAAATCATCCTCTTTTGGTTTGACACTAATCTCAATCGTGAGATGTGTGTCGTCAATATAATATACCCATCCCTCAACATTACGCCAAGAGACATAATCATTCAGTTTGGGTTCATATATCATGAGAACGCTGCCATCAAAGGATTGAGGTTTAACTGCATAGCAGTATAAGGACGTGTGTCCTTAATGTCTACCT